TACCTCTTATAAAAGAAGTTGTTAAAAATTCAATTTGCTTAGCAGTTTCTATCTTTTTCCAGGCATCATTGTCTTCAAAGAGATCCGAAAGAATTGCATAATAAGGAGTTTTATATGCGTCTTCTTTTTCTTCCAGTGTGCCTGGAAGAAATCCCATATCTCTGGTAGGTACTGCTGATCTTACTATTACCAATTTATTCTGTTGTTTCTCTTTATCTAAAATATCAAGTAATGCAAGATAGGTAGAAATAAATGTTTTACCTGTACCTGCAGAACCAGATAATACTAAATTAAATCCGTCTTTCCATGATTCAAATACATTTTCTTGTGCTTCTGTAAGTGGATCTAAAGTAATAAGATGTTCTATTCTTAGTTTAGAAGGTTTCTGACTCATTTTGTTCTAATGTTATCCTTATATCGAGGGGGTTGGCCTTTCTTAATACGGTCTTGGACTTCTTTCCATCCGTCTCCAGCACTCTTTAGTGCACTTTGTTTATATGAGAAATTTGGAACAGATATTTGTTGTTCTAAATCTGGGTTATCTTTTTTAAATTGGTCAAGGTCTTTATAAGACATAATGTATTCTTTTACCTCGCCAGTTTCCTTATTTTTAAAATCATAACTAGGCATATTGAAACCACTCTGGCACATTGCGTTTTGTCCAATCCATTTTAAACCTCGACTGTTTTGTTTGATAAAAATTTCGGTAAGATTCTACGGCATCTGTACCGCCCAACCCATGTACTACACACTCCGGATTAGAACCCATAGCCAATTTAAAATGTGTTCTACCAACATTACGTGGAATGTTATTAGGTATTCGTTTTAGTATTTCTCTCAGTTTAGTATCCGTTGAATGTGTCTTACCATATCTATATGTATATTCATCACATAGAGCAATAAAGTGTTCATAGTGCCAAGAATAATTACAACAAGATTCACGTGACCATACAGTACATGGATGATTATGATGTACAGCCTTATACAGTACATCTTCTCTACTGTCGTTAAGTTTATAATATTTTAGGATTCTTTTTCCTGATTTGGATGGACGTTGCTCGATCGAGCCGTCTAGCATTCTATGAACTGTAGATAACATTTGTGCAGATTCTACAATCATTTTCACCACGTGTTTGTCACACTGTTCTTGTGCTGCAATTACTGGGTCTTCGTTTAGTATAAAAATATTCATAGTGTATATTGTAGTATATATTGTAATGTATATTATATCACATCAATTGGTATTTGTCAACCATTATTTTTGGTTAGGGTGCCATTCTCCGAAAAAGCAATGAAGTACCTCATGGCCAATGAGTTCTGGTCTATATGTCCAAGAAGGATCTGGCACATATACAATACATTCTTTATATTCTGATTCAACGTCTCTATAGAAGACACTCCATGCCTCTACTCTTCTAGCCTTACTTGAAGTAAATCGTTCTGCCTTAAGTTCATCATATTCTGTTCTGTTATCTATAAATTTATAAGTGATAATAACATCGGGCCTATAATATTCCTTTCTCTCAAAATAGTACCCGTCACGACCTCGATCCAATAATGAATAATCGAATCCCATTAATAATAATATTATGACTGCTCCTAAAAGAGCTCTTAATAAATTCATTACATTCCAAAGTAATATCTAATTAGCCCCGAAAATAATATAATGCCTATAACTCCATTTAATAAGATAAGTGCTCTATCTCGCCACATAAATCCTACAATAAACCACCCCATTGCTCCAATCCAAGATAACAGCATATCCATCCAAATTAATTCTGGGACTCCAGCCGCTCTGATTGTTATTGCACATAGAATGATGATACTTGATACCCATTTTAGGTACCAGTCGTAGGTGTACTTTGGTGTTGCCGACTTATAAATTCTTTTAGAATTTGCAAGTTCTTCTTTAGTAAATTTAATTTCTTCTGTCATAGGTATTTGGCCCTGTAGACCAGGGCCGTAACCCTGTTAACCTCCTTGAACTGTCGCCATATCTTCGATATATTTATTCAGGTATTCGATTTTTTTCTGCATCTTATATGCCAGAACATCTTTCCCTTTGCGTTTCAGTTTCTTTTGATAGTATATTGCCTCTTTTTGATCTTTCTTTAGGCGTTCAATTTGTACATGCATAATGTTTCTCCATGTTGGTTAATTGAATTCTATCATTATAAAGGTTTGTCTATAGGCGATCCTCCGTGGTTTATGTCATATTATTTTACAATAAGATTTGGCCACACTTCTTTACATAGAAGTTTGGTTATTCCCTTGTAATTCATTCTCTTGTCTTTTGCAGCAAGTACCAATTCAGCCTCATCACTATGCAATGACTCTAACAGATTCACAAACATAGTTTCTCGTTTCATCTGATTCATCTTGGTATAAGGGCCTTTAAAATAATAAGCAAACCCTTTATGTGCTTTGTGTAAACTTTGGTACTGATGACCATCGGGCGCGTCATCTTTTTTGAAGGGTGGATCCCCCTCAGGTAATAGACAGACAATATCTGCATCATAATTGATTCTGATAATATCTCTTAATGCTGGTGTATCGTGTTCTTTTAGATACGCCACTCTTTCTTTTTTGGTTTTTAGTTTAGAAGCATTTTTTAATACTTCCGATACCATTCTGGTTTTATCCATTGTAAAATTCCTCCACTACTTCAATCAGGTTGTTACATCTTTTCTTAATTAAATAATTCAAAACTTTCATTTTCATTGCCGGTTTTTGACTATCATAATTATTTATAATTGATTTTTGTATGTCTTCAGGTATTTCTGTAAGATCAATAAGTGTCTTATTTCTTTGATAATTGCGGTATACTTCTTCTGGCATAGCGTCTTTTAAATTATCACTTCTTTCTAACCAATCGTCAATACGTGTTTGTCTTAATGGAGTTTGTTTTGCCTCTGTGATGAAGGTATCATCTTTTGATAATACATTAGGAACACCGTCGCCACTATCACCTCGCATGATATGGTTGAACAAGTATGTTCTAGGGTTCTTATCTGTTACTGCCTTCTTTTGAATAGGTGAGAATTGTTTTACATTATTAAATTTTTGTAATTGGATAAAGTCCTTATCTGATGAAATAATCATAACGGGTTCACCCTGACCAAAGTCTTGGGTTCTTATAGCAAGTGCACCTATAATATCATCTGCTTCACACCCTTCCATGTGCAGTACTTTATAGGGTAGATTCTCTTGGATTTCTTCTCGTACTAAATTAAGGATTCTAAAAATTTCATTCCAATCCATATCAGATTGTTCTTTACCTTTCCTGCGCATTGCCTTGTATTCTGGGAAGTATTCTCTTCGCCATGTATTCATACCATCGGCACATATAACCATTTGGCCATACTCTTGTCGGTATCTCTTATTATACATACGAATACTATTAAGAATCATATGGCGTATCATATTTTCATCATTAAGTTTTTGCACTATGATGTTGGATAGTGCGATCTGACTATAATCAAGTAATATCATTAGGTTCTCGGGTTTCTTGTATTTTAGTGAATAGAGTTTCTAGGTCTTTCTGCAAGAAGTGTTTTACACCACCATATCGCATAAACATAGAAGACAGTAAATTTACTACTACGAACATATCACGTGATTCTGCATATTCTGGGTTTCTAAAATCGAGTTCTTTTAAGGTACTAGCCTCGTCTGAATCGATATAGTCTTCCAATAACAGTAGGGCAAATTGGGCAGTGTCTACACATTCCTCTGTGAAGTTCTCATAGGCCCAATCCTTTTCTTCCTCAATCTGTGCTTGTCTTCGCTCAGTTGGAAATTGTATGATATTGTTTTTCATAATAGGTATATTATACTACACTTTCTGATAAATGTAAACCCTTATTTAATTAAATTTTTGACTGTTTGTCCACCAATTTTACAAGATATGATACCATTGTAATACTCTTCGGTAAGTAATACGTCCCTATCAAACTGTTCTTTGGCTTCCATATATGCACAGTCCCCTTTTGTCTTACATAGATGAAGAATCTCTCTGGTATAATTATCAGTACCAAATTCTTCAATCTCAGCTACTAGGTGCTTATTAGACCCCCAATAGGTTCTCCAATCAGATTCTACTTTAAGTTTCTTTCGCCTTTTCCTTGTTTTGGTAATAGGTAGTGTTTTCTGACTCCAAAAGAATTTCTTCCCTACGTACTTCCTCTGATTCTGCAGATTGGTTATTATGTAGACAAAACCATATACGCTGGTCGGATCGAATTCTTCGGGTGGTTGCCACTCGATGCCTTGATAAAGCCATGGGGGATTATTCCTCGTAATCTTCGTCATAGTCCAAAGTTTCTACTGTAGTATCACCACTATCATAATGAGGAGATTCATCAATCTCGGATGATATACCACAGTTAGGACAGAATCTATCGTCCGTATCCCATTCGAGATTGATGAATCTCCTCA